TCCAGCACCTAACATTAGATACTGTAATGCATCATGTATATGTGAATACATATTCTTTTCTGGTTTATCATCAAATCGCTCTCCTGATACTTGCATACGTCTATAGCAGTACCCACCTTGAAAACCTTTAATCAAAGAAGGACAACGCCTATCAATCAAGAAAGCTGGTTGACCATCTGCCATCTTGTTAAGCTGAGAAGCTACAGATTCTAACCTAAGATCAACACTATTCGAAGGAGCTGGTGTAGCTCTAAGACCAGCACCACGTAATATTTGAAATGGAGTTGATTCATCTGTTTGCGCTCTAAAGTCACCAGCTGGATCACCAAATATATTTACATCTAAACCAGAGAAACGTGTAGCTATCTCTTGTCGTAATAGTTCTGCAAATCGAACAATACCCATATCAATCGCAACAATCTCTGATTGTATTAACCAACGACCTCTTACTTTCTGACCAAAGACAGCAGCCGGTGTAAGTCCAAAGTCAATTCCAATATATAAAGGAACACCCACAGCAATAGGTATTTCTTCATCAGCAATATGCGTTTCACTCACAAACTGAGGATAAACAGGTTTACCTTCCTGTATTGATCCTAATCTATTCATAACATATACATCTATCCAGCTTTTAGTTTTACCTCTTATAAGATTCTCATAATAGGAATCTAATATATTTATTTTATTCTCCGCTTTATTATTATTTGAATAACTATTTACATCACCTTTATCATCCAGCTTTTCCACCATAGCTGGTGGTTGAATATAGAAAGACCAGTTATCAGGCTTGATTAACATCTTTGCTTGTTCTTTTGGAATATGATCTGGTATCGGAACCTCACCAGCCATGATCGCCCACCAATGATCTTCTTCTGGAGCATTGGTATCTGCTATCACACCAGACCAACTTGGACCACCCTCACGCATAGAAGGATAACGACCAACACGCATAGTACAAGCATCAATAATACTCTTAGGTACTTCTCTTGCTTCGTTAATCCAGATACCAGTTAATTCCAAAGAAAGAAGTTTCTTTACATCTTCTGGTCTATCTAAAGCAAGGAAAAGAACCTCAATATCCAAATCACCTTTCTGTATATGATGAGTGTATGGAACAGACCAATGGAACTTTCCCCATGTGTTTTCTGGAAACCAATCTAACCAAGTTTTTATTGTGGTTGTTCTTAACTGTGGGTTTGTGTTTCTTATGATAGCCCATCTGCTTTTTCGTATACCATCATTATTTTTCTTTTGTTCAAGACTTCTTCGAAATACCTCAACACAACAAGCAACAGATTTACCAGAACCAACTGGTCCACGTATTCCACGAAAAAAACTCTTACCTTTCATAAATTTTTTTAATACATCACCATCTGGCTTATATGTAAATTCTGTCATTCTCTCTCTCTATAATTTATCTATTTTAAAATCTACACCAGTTTTAATTAGCTTCTCAATAACCTCTGGAACTATGGTAGCGATAAGCTTATCTGCTTCATAATCTGTACAAAACTGTTTAGGATGATATTTCAAATGTACTGTCTTAACAACGTGTCGAAGTATTCTACGTTCTTCTTGATTTAGTTTATGTGTAAAACTCATTTCTTTTTAGTACGTTTAGTACGTTGGGTACGTTGTGGTTTAGGTTTTGGTGGAGTTGGCTTAGCCTTCCTCGAAGGCAACCAAAAAAATAATATTTTAAATAACATATTCATGTTCGATACTTCCTCACTTTCTTAGCAATATTCTTAGGTTGTTTTACAAACTGTTTACCAGCTCTATTACCTTTCGCCTTTGCTCTATTTGTTGCAGCTTTTTCTGATGCACTCAAACTTTTCCAAGCTGCATCTGGTAAATATCTTTTCTTTCCTTTAGATGGAGAACCATCAGATGTTCTCCACTTTTGTTTACCCCAGTTAAATAATGATCTCTGTGGTGCTTTCATTAAAACATTCCCTCAGAAGGATACTTTTTATTTCCAGTTACTTCTGGAGTCTTTGGTGGAGAAACACGAATTGTATAATCAACTGCCTTCCTATGATCCCAACCTACACTTCTTCCCCATTTATAAACTTCCATTTGATCGTCATCAAAAGCAAGCTTCCTCAATTCAATAGCATCTTCTGCTATACCAGCAAATTCAGTTCCAAGCTTTGGAAAGTTAGTAACAATTCTTCCTTTAACTTCTTCTGGAGTAAGCTTCACTTATATCCTCCACCTTTGGCTTTATACATCCTAGCTAGCATTTGTGCTTTTCTTGCTGACCATTGACCAGGTTTGCCACCTTTCCCACCAGCTTTAATTCTGTTGAATAAACTTTTTCTCATTGAAGGTTTGGTATAATTACCAGCTGCGTTTACTGCCATTATTTTAACTTCTCTATATTTATATCTGATGGTGATGTTGATAACATTTGAGCAACTCTAAATTTTTTATCAAGCCATTTCTTATATGAACTAGGTTGTTGCTCTATAAATTTATCATAGTGATACTCTAAAAAATCAGCACACTCATCTAAATCAACTTCAAAGTTATCAATCTTCTCTTTCATTTTTCTTACATTCTCTTGAAGATTATCTGGATCATCTTCCCACCATCTTACTTCTCTACTCATGCCTTATTCCTTTTACTGATTGCTCTTGCTTTGGCTCTAGCATCTGCCTTCGAACTAGCACCCCAAGCTCTTAAACTAAGAAGAAGTCTGGTAGGCTTTCCCTTAGAATCTCTTTCTGGACCACGCATCCCACCCATTCTTGCTAAGAAAGAAGCACGTCTAGGATTATCACCACTCTTCACTGGTGGCTTAAGAGTACCTTTCTTATAGCTTGCTCTGCCTTTTGCATTCAAACCACCTTTAGGATTCTTACCTTCTTTTCTTTGCCAAGCTGGAGTTTTAGCCATAGTCACCTCACATTCAACAATAACCATAAATATTTTAACGAGCTTTTCAAGAAAAAAATGTTAGTGAAGTATCCATTGTAGGGTGGGGTATGCTAGTTTTCCTCCCCCACTACACCTGTACTATCCTAGATCGATAGACACTTTTATGTCGCCAGCGTGTAGATGCATATGCTTGTCTGGTGCTTTATATCCAGCTCTATCCAGTATGTCTTTGCTAGCTTCTAGTTGCACGTATTCACTCTTGGCTGATTCACTTAGTTGCATCAGTCTTATACTAGCTTTCGTAGCATTCAATCCTATACTATTCATGACTAATGATTGCATATATTGTTGTACCTTATGTGTACGTAATGCCTTGCTAGCACTGACTCTACCACTATCTCCCTTTGCATATCCAGCTATTTGTGATGCTTCGGTTATGGTACATCCAGTTGCTACTAATGTATCTACTAGTAGTATCTGTCTTGGTGTTAGTTCTTTTGTTAGTTCGTTCATGTGTTATTCTCCTATTGATGTTTTATTTAGATCATTATCAACTAGTTATTGTCAAGAGCATATTTATCCTGTTGGGCGATTTAACAGGCTGTCGTGAATCAAGCCACTTCATGTCTTGACCCTACGGGCTTCCATCCTTATCGCATGAAAATCGAGATAAAATAGCAAAACTGACTTAGAAATGAAAGCGGTTCCATTTCTAGAGTAAGTGTCACTATTTTCCTTCAATTTTATATTGAACATCAAAACTACGTAATGATGTACTGTAGAATATGACTTATTATAAAATGAGCGCCATGCGATATTGTATCATACGAATGATGACTGTTAGAGCAACGAGTATGTAAACAAGAAAATACTGCCTTGCCGTAGTCACATAGCTAAACCATTGCTACTTGTTTCTAAGGAAACAACCAAAGCTCCTAACGAAACTTTGGATTTACATTGCACACAAACCCAGCGGTGTTATTGCTACATTGTTGTCGCACGTCATGCTTCGGTGCAACAAAATGTAGTCAATTTTTCTTGTTGACAGACACGTCACTCCAAAGTCTTAGGGTCGATAGTCGCAGGACTATTTTCTACTAAGTATGTAGGATGGTCTAACGACTAGAGTATAGGACTAACGTATAGCATAAATGGTCACTATGCATACAGTTCTATACTCTGACCACGCGTAAACATATAGTTAAAAAAAGGAGATATATTATGACTATATTCAATAAAGAACTAACTAAAGTATGTGATAAACTAACTAATACAACACACTACTATATGCTAAATACTATGGCATATAATATACACAAGAAGCTACACGAAAG